GCGGCTTGTTTCCGGCCTCCGCGAGCTTGTTCATGAGCGGGAGGATGTCGTTCGCCTCCGTGAGGCGGTAGTCGGTGATGAGGATGTGCGCCTTCTCCAGCACCGCCTCCATGCGCTGCGGGTTGTTGACCATGATCGGGCTGATGAATGCCGAGCCCATTTGCGTGAGCGCCTCCTGAAGCGCTTCCTTACTCGTATTCATGGCGTTGGCCACGAAATCAAACGTAAACCGGCCGCCGATCTCGGCTGCCGGGTCCTGTAGGGTACGATACGGGTCGTCGCCAGGCCGCGCCACCCCGAATACGCGGTACTGCTTGCCTTTGGGCAGAAACGCCTGATTCAGTTCGTGCATCTGGGCGAATACCTCGCACAGTCCGCCAAAGAAGCGCCGGATAATGCGCTGCGGCCGCGCTTCGCCCTGAGACATGATCGACTGCATGCCGCGTACCGTCCGTAGAGCCGACGCCTTGCCCTGCGGGACCCGGCCATACTGAAGGTCGCCCTGCGTCACCAGGCGTTCTTCCAGCGAATTGAGCATCGAGAGCATGTTAAAGCCGGAGTTCGAACCAGCCTGCGGGATGGCAGGGAAGGCAACATCGTGCTGCGGATCTGACACGCCGTACAGTTCAAAAGGTGAGTAGCGAATCGTCTCATTTCTGATGTTGGAAGTGATGCGGTAAAGGCCCCATGGAGCAAGGCTCATCGTCCCAAAGTCGATGGTCTGGTCGATGACCTGCTTGGAAACGTCGTGTAGACCCTCCATCAATTCAACCAGCGAGACCCGCTCAGGCAGAAACTCGGCCTCGGCAAACGGGCGCCGCGGCGGGTTCGAGGGGAACTGCTGTGTCAATTCGCGTGCCCTCAGCACGGTCTTGGTCTCCTTGATCACCCACCAGATCACGTCTTCGTTCTTGCCGTCCCCGTCGTAGTCGTAGATGTCAAAACAGGTCAGACGCGTGAGCGGCTTGTGGTCGTTCACCAGCGGTTCCAGCGGTGCCCCTGGAGCCAATTCAGGCGTCACCGCAGGCTCATTACGGCGCTGCACCCCGGCAAACACATCCCGCTGTTCGGCCAGCGCCGTGCCTTCGGAGCGATCCGGCATAGCCATGCCGAGCTTTTGCAGATCCTCGGCGTCCACCAGATCGTAGTAGCCGGAGTCGATCAGGCGCCGGATCTCGTCCATGGTCGGGTAGTCCACCATGACCACGTGCGCGGCACCGCGCGGATTCGACGGTCCCGGAATCTGCAAGTTCTCCACGCCCGCCGGAGTGCAGATTTCCTCGTAGTCCTTCACCAGCGGGCAGGGGCCGTCAAATACATCGGCCACCCGCTCGCAATCCATCTCGACCGTGCCATCCTTATTGGTGTAGAAGTCCACCGTGAAGGTCTCGCGTTCGCGCCTCACCTTCCAGCGCCAGCCATCGGCATCCAGTTCATTCACTTGATAAGGCGGCGGAAATGCGGTCATCATTTGCAGCGCAAAGTAGTGCCCGGGAATCTGCTCGGGGGGGATTGGCTCCAGCTGCCTTACCGTATGGGTTGCCCTTTTCTCCTTGATCCACGGAATGAAGACTCTGAAGATCCCGTCGACCACGAAATTGCGCGCCATTTTGCCCACTACCTGCTCGCCCCTGGCCTCCACGAAAAACTGATAGTCGAGCAACTGGTCCACGGCGCCCTGTTTGGACTGATCGGTTTTTTTGAACGCCTTGGAATTCGCAATCGGGCGCGTCTGCAAGGTGCCGTTGTGCAGGGTATCCTCCAGACGCAGCACGGCGGCGGCGATATCGGAGAGACCGACATCGGAAGCCCCGGCCCACGGGCTGGTCTTGCCCTCGGTCCACATGCGGAACTTCGCGTAGCGTTGCAGCCGCGCCTCGATGTCGAAGCCTCGATCAGCGTTGTCGTCGGTGAAAAACCGGATTACCCGCTCGGCGATGGTTGCCTTGTCTGCCGTTAGGATGTTGGCCCGGGAACGGGTGCGGCGCACGCGCCGAGGCTGCTCGTCCTCCACAGACGGCGGCTTAGCCGCAATGCTCTTTGGGCGCTTGGTGGCCACGTTAGCCCTTCTTGTCCAGGTTCAACCCGCGGCCCATGACCTTTTGCATGCCGCGCATTTCCTTCTTGTGCATGCCCTACGCTTCGGCCATGCGATGCCGGTCGGCCATGACTTCACCAGCCCTGCGGATAGTATCCAGATCATTTCGGGCCTGCCATTCGCGGTCAACCGCCGGCATCGCCACTTCTTTCGAGGATCGTTTTGCCATATGGACCTCCTATCGGCGTAGCGTATTCCCAATCCGACCCGAATTCAAGCCACGCGGCCTCACGCCCGGGCGCCGGATAATCTGCCCGATGCCGGAGAGCATGGCGAAGGTCGGGTTCAGATTCATGAGATATTTCAACAGAGTCGGATAGTCGTCGTCCTTGTCCCTCGGGGTCTGCCGCTGCTGGCGCTCGGATGCGAGCTTGTAGTCGGCCCAGACGTAGCGCTTTATCTGGAAGATAGTCTGCTTGCAGCGCGGATGGATGTGGATGCGCGGCTGCCAGCGCCCGGAGTCCGGCTTCAGGTAGGTATTCAACGCCGCACGCCCCGCTTCCCCGTCGTCGGCAAGCGAAGTCACGAGGCCCGCCCGGTCAAAATCATCCTGCCACACCGTCCCCCGCTTCGATGACGAAGGCGAGCGGCCCATGTTCGGGTCGATCAGGCGCACCGCCACATTCAGCGCCAAGTCTCGCTCCACCCGATCGCAGCAGCGCCGCACGTCCACCGGATCGCCGGGCTCGGCACCATCGGCCACCACCCAGATATCATCAGACGGATCGACACATGCCCACAAAAACATATGCGCCTTCCTGGGATGAGGATCGAGCAGCCAGAGGGCCGGCCAGCGCTCCGAATGAACGAATTCGCGCACGTGGTTGAACTCGCAGACGTTCGGGCCGCCGCATTCCTCGCATCTCCAGCGCTCGTCAATCCCCGCCGCGGCCGGATTCTCCACCGCATGCACAGGATGCCCACAGGCAAAACACCAGTACTGCGTCATGTCGGTGAAAAGCGGATGCACCCGGTTGGAGAACCGGATCGGCTGCCCGTACAAGCGCACGTTGCGCGTCTCGATCGACCAGTTGGATGCCTGTCTGGCCACCGCCTCCTGATCCAGATTGCGGTTGTCGGTGGTATAGATATCGAACCACGCATAACCAGGCTCGCCCCGCCGGCCAGGTTCATAGACCTCATCGAACAACCAATCCACGGGAATCGACGGGTCATCGGGCCAGGTGAGCGCCCCGAGGAGGCGCCCACCCACCGACATCACCCGCGCCTGCGATTCGCGCCAGATCGCAAGGGTAGGCGGCTCGTCGTGGCCAACGATGTGAAATTCCCCCGATGCGAAGTCCGAGGCATCCTGATCGCGCGACATGAACTGCAAAGTGGACTCCCCGAGCACGCGCTGCGGGTCATCCGGGTCGCGGCATAGCACGGTCAGCGTGCGCAGCTTCTCCGACCAGGACTTCTCCCACTCCCCACCCTTTAGGCAGTAGCGCGGTATCCAGCCCCAGTGTCCGCGCTCCCCGCCCTGCTTGTCGGTCCCGCTCCACTTCCAGAATTGCAGCTTCGGCAGTATCGTCGGGTGCAGCGTTGTCGTCAGAGATTCCAGCACCAGGCGGCAGGAGATCGGACCGCGAAACTTCTGCCCCTTCAAGTGTGCAAGCGAGAGCGGGAATACCCCGGTCATCGCCATGACAAGCTCGATCAACTGCCACTCAC